CCTTGTCTCGTCTGGGCAAGACACCGAAAAACACAGCGCATCGGTTGGCCTTAGACCAGCCTTTTATGGCCTGGAGTTTGGGGGCGAGATCTTCGGTGCTCTTGTACCAGTGGCGACCCTTCAAATCCTTGGCCGTCCGTTGCTCTCCTGTCGTCCTATCGGTGACTAATCGAAACTCGATATGCCCCTCAGAAAAAGCGTGGATCGTCTCAAGGAATGTGAGGGTTGCGGCATCGGGCACGGTTGCGATCTCCATAGGAAAGGCTCACCGCGCGGGGCTGGTTTGTCGCAGTTTACCAACCCCACGCGGGAGCGATCATTTGTGCCGCTGCGACGGCGTATACATCCATTCTAATCCGTCATGGGAACCAACTCAACGAACCAGAGTCAGGTAGCTACGGTTTGTTGGGCGCTCCCATTACCCTATAGGGTTGGACGCATACGACTTCGAAACTTCTTTTCTCAACAAAGCAACTTAAAAACGATAAAACGTAGTGGGTAACGGGTAGACGACCCTCGAGTTGGACGCCCGCGTTCCTCTGTTGGATTACCCGTTACACACTCCCCGTTACATTTTCTGATGGTGCTAATCAGTTAAAAGAAGTTTTGAAGTCGTACGTTCCTGGACATGTAGTGGGGAAACGCACGACGCCGAGATCGGATATGCTTGGGGATATGGCAGACGACCTTGCCACAACCGCGCGCGACCGATCCAAGATGAAACGACGCACCGACCAGGCCGGGCTTGAGGCTCGCCGCCGCGACGTTGAGCAGGCCATGCTCCACATGCCATGGACGCTCGACACCCAGCGCAAGTTGGGCGAGTTGCACGGGGTCAACGCTCGAATGATTCGGGAGGACGCCAAGCACATCAAGAGGTTCCATCGGGAAGGAATCAACCTCAACGATCTTGAGGAAGAGAAGGCCAACTTCCTAATGAGGCTCCGCTCGGCGCAAATGGACGCCAATAAGGATCGCCAATACGGAGCGGCGGCGAGGCTGTTCAGGCTCGAGGCTCATGTGCTTGGGCTCGATCAGCCGGTCCAACTTGAGGTCACCCATCGCGCGTCGGCCCTGGATCCAATCGACCAAGCCAAAGCCATCGTCGATAACTACGAGGACGCAAAGCGCTACCTCGAAGCAGTCCCCGAACAAGTGATAGAGGCTAACTATGAATCAAACGACTGAACCCGCAGCCGAGTGGCTCTCGACAGAAGCCCTCACTCCTTGGGCAAGCAACCCAAGAGACAACGATCACGCGGTCGGCCAGGTCGCCAAGTCCATCGAGCGGTTTGGATTCGCAGCCCCAATTGTAGCTCGCAGGAACGGGTCGGGCCTCGAGGTCGTTGCGGGCCACACCAGACTCAAGGCTGCTCAGATGCTCGGGCTCGAACGGGTTCCGGTGAGGATCATGGACATCGACTCCGACGACGCTCGCCTGCTTGCCCTGGCTGACAACCGGCTTGGCGAGATTGCCAACTGGTCTGATGACCTATCGGATCTATTCAAGAGGCTCGACGACGACGGGCTCAACCTCGACGGGCTTGGTTGGTCCGCCGACGAGATCCAGGACCTTCTCGCGCCAGACCCCGTGGCCACAGAGTCAGAGTCAGATGCCGACCTCGACGCAATGCCAGAGGACGTCCCCGCCATCACCCAGCCCGGAGAGGTTGTCACGTTGGGCGACCACGTTCTGCATTGCGGCGACTGCCTTGACGTCATGCGGGCCCTTCCCGACAACTCAATCGATTCGGTTGTGACTGATCCTCCGTATGGAATCGGCTTCATGAATCGCGATTGGGACTGCGAGGTCCCCGGCGAGGACTTTGCCCGCGAGGCTCTCCGCGTCCTCAAGCCGGGCGGTCACCTCATCGCGTTCGCAGCAACCCGAACTGTTCATCGGTTGGCGGTTGCCGTTGAAGACGCTGGGTTTGAGTTGCGCGATCAGATCGCTTGGGTCCAGTGGCAGGGGTTCCCGAAGTCGCACGATGTCAGCAAGAAGATCGACACCATGCACGGAGCAGAGCGAGAAGTTTTGGGACACGGGCCCCCTAAGAAGACGGTCAGCCACTGCATGAGCAACAGCGGGCAGAACAGGGTCGGCGCCCGAAAGACCATCTATGGAGACCCGGTCACCGACGACGCCCAGCGCTGGGCAGGCTGGGGCACCGCACTCAAGCCGGCCTATGAGCCAGCTATTCTCGCCCGCAAGCCTCTCGAGGGAACGGTTGCTGACAACGTTCTGAAGTGGGGCACCGGAGCGGTCAATGTGGACGGATGCCGCATTCCCTATGGCGACCCGGCTTGGCCAGGTCCGGGCGACGTTCTTGAGTATGAAGAAAACACAAACGACGCGGTCGTGCCTCGCGGCAGGGCGCAGGGCGCTCGCGGGAAGTATCGGCCGCCCTCATCAGAGATAGGAAGATGGCCAGCCAATCTGTATCACTGCCCCAAGCCATCGAGAGGCGAGCGCGAGGCTGGGTGTGATGACATGGAGACCACAACCACTGCTCCCGCTGGACCTGGTGGATGGAAACCCAAGAAGGTCGGCAACGCTCACCCAACTGTGAAGCCTACCAACATCATGCGATGGCTGGTTCGGATGGTGACTCCGCCGGGCGCCACGGTTCTCGAGCCCTTCGCCGGTTCGGGCACGACGCTGCTCGCTGCCCACGTTGAGCAGGTCACATGCATCGCCATCGAGAGCGACCCATCCTACTGCGACATCATCCGCGCCCGCTGGTCCAGCGTTGAGTAACGCCACGCCAAAGATCCACGGGTCAGACCTCGCGCTTGGCTGGATCGTGGGAAAATCGGAGAACCCGCTCGCCTACGCTACGCTGTGGGATCGACCAAAGCCAAGGACAAGTCAACGCAGAGCCCTCCAAGGAATGGGAGATGTGATCACGATCATCCTCGGAGGCAACCGGTCGGGCAAGACAACCTCTGCTGCTCAACTGGTGGCGGCAGTGGCGCTCGGCAGCGACGACCCGACCGTCCAAACATGGATGAAGATCAACCAGATCCCGTCCTCCTACATCCAACCCCAGCCGGGCCGCGTGTGGGCAGTGGCGCTCGACTCTGGTGATAGCCGAGAGTACGTGCGTCCAACCGTTGCTCAATATCTCCCCGCAGGAACCAAATGGCGCAACCGTGACGGGTTTGGCCGAGCAGAGGCAATCACGCCCCATGGTGGTCGGGTCTCGTTTTTATCAGCGGACGCTGGCCGGGACGGATTTCAAGGTCAGGCGGTTGATCTGGTCTGGCTCGACGAGGAGCCAACCGGGGCCAGGGGACAGGCTGTGGTCAACGAGTGTCTGATGCGGTTGGTAGATCGCCGCGGCAGGATGGTGTTCACGATGACCCCACTGAGTGGGATGACTTGGCTCTATGATCGATGGATAGCCGAGACGCCAGACGACACCCGTGTCCACTGGATACACGGGATCGACAATCCACACATCCCAGCCGATGCGCTCCAGGCTTTGCTCGCCCAGTACGGACCACACGAACGGGCGGCCAGAGCCCGCGGTGAGTTCACATCTATCGAGGGTCGGGTCTACGCTGACTGGCGGCGGGATCTTCATGTGGTCCCCGCGTTTGAACCGCCCGAGCACTGGGAGCGACTGGGCTCCATTGATTTCGGAACAAGGAATCCATTCTGCTTTCTGTACTTGGCGCTCGACCCAAGTGACGACACCCTGCACGTCATCGATGAGTACTACCAGACCGAGCGGACGCTGGCTCAGCACGCGGTAGCTATTGACGGCATCATCAACCACGGCAGACCCGAGCCTCTTTGGATCGTTGCAGACCCAGAGGACCGCGGATCGAGGTTGTCGCTTGCACGGGAACACAGCATCAGCACGACGGCAGCCAAGAAGCAGGTGAGGGCTGGGATCAACTCGGTCGCAGAGAGGCTCAGGCCAGATGCCGAGGGCGGGACTCACTTGGTGGTGCACGACAAATGCGTAAACCTCATCCGGGAGATCGAGGGATACGTTTGGGATCACCGCGCGGGCAAAGACGCCCCGGTAAAGCGGAACGACCACGCGATGGACGCGCTCAGATATGCCTGCCATCAACTCGCTCGGTCTGAATGGACCGTCGCTTAAAGCAAAGCGCCTCCTCTACGGCAACCGAGACGCAGAGGAGGCTGACTATGTGCTGATGCTCTGGTGAGCCATTCAAGAGTAACACGCGCTTGGACAATTTGTATATTCGCGATACGCTCGACCCATGGGAGACGCACTCAAGATCCGCCCGACATGGTGGGCTAAGACGCTGCGAGCGTTTGGCGTTCTCGTTGAGGAGCCAGAGGACCATGTGGCAGGCGCGGACTATGCTCGCGGTGATGCGACTTCGGCTGGTTATGCGCCGTCCTCTTCGATGTCCGCGATGGCTGCATTCCCTTGGGTTCTTGCTTGTGTGAGAGCCAAGTCGGCAGACCTGTCTTCACTGCCGCTGGTTGCAGTTCGAGGTGATGGCGCTGATTCGGAGGTTTTGGATTCTCACCCGGTCCTCGATCTGCTCGCCAAGCCATCCTCGAGAACCTCTCCGGTCCAGATGCGCAGGCAGATGATTGTCGACCTGGAGTTGACCGGCAACGCCTACCTCCTCATATTGGGTGCGCGTGAGCCCGCATCGCTGCTGAGGCTTCATCCCCAGCGGGTCAGAATCGTTCCCACAGTCGACGGTCAGCCAGACCAGTACGAGTACGACCAGATGGGCTCGTCGGTTCGTTACCCTTGGGACCGGGTGCTGCACATCCGACAGCCATCCTGGGAAGACGGGCCCGAGGGTCTGTGGGGGCAGGGGCTCATCCGAGCGCTGCACAATGATCTGACAACGGACCTGGCCGCGCAGAAGTCAGCGGCGAGCGCAGCGGCCAAGGGTCGTCCCGACTCGATCATCTCCCCGAAGAACGACGGAGACATCTGGAGCCAGAAGCAGACCGAGTTGATCCGCAAGCGGGTCGACAAACTCCTCACCGACGGCGGATCGCTGATCCTTGCGGGAACCGCGGACTACAAGGCGCTGAGTTGGTCTCCGAGAGACATGGAATTCAAGGAACTGAGGGAGATGGTGAGGGAGGCAGTCCTCGCCGCTGCCCAAGTGAGTCCCACGCGCGTAGGTCTGCCGACCGCTAATTACGCGACCGCCCAGCAGCAGAGCCTCATTTACTGGCAGAGCCTGCAAGCAGAGGCAGCACTCATCGATGCCGAGTTTACAAGACTCGCCCAACTGTTCGATCCAGGGATTCAAATCCGACACGACTTCGCATCGGTCGCAGCCCTACAGCCTGACCGAACCGAGCGAGTCAACCGGGTTCAGCAATGGTGGCTCATGGGAGTCCCGCTCTCTGATGCCGCAGCCTTTGAGGGATTCCCAGATCTTCCCATCACTTCGCGGACCTCTGCCCCAGCGCCAACCCCTACTCAAGAGCCGGTCCAGGAAGGGCTGAGGGAATGGTTGCGACGAGACCTTCGCATCGCTGCCGCGCCTCGCACGCCCGAAGATCGCGTCGCCGTGTGGCGATCTTGGATTGACAACGTGCATAGCCCGACCGAACGAGGATTAACGCTTGCGATCAGTGGCTACCTTCGGGCTGCCGTTGGACGCTTCTCGACCCGGCTTGAATCGACGCTCGGTCAGAGGTCCGCACCCTCTGGGATGGTGACCAAGCAAATCACCCAAGAAGATCTCGACGCCATCCTCGATGAGTTTGCAGAGCGAGAGGCATTTGAGGCATCGGTCGGTGACCAGATCAGCGAGGCGATTGCTCTTGCCTTCAACTCCGTCGCTGCCGAGATGGCCGCGGGTCCGCTCGACTTTGCTCCCAACGTGTCAGCAGAACTGGATGCCCTCAAACTCCTAAGCGGCCAGGTCTTCGGAACGAACAAGGATGCCGTAGCTGGCATCATCGAGAAGGGCCTGACCGAGGGCCTGAGCGTAAACGACATGCAGGAGTTGCTCGAGACCAACTTCGCATTCACGCCTACGCGGGCCCTAATGATTGCAAGGACCGAAACCACGCGAGCGGTCAACTATGGCGCGGTTGAGGCGATGCGCGCCGCCGAGGTCGAGTTTGGGATCGTGGTGAGAAAGGAATGGATCACCGCAAAGGATGGCGAGGTCAGAGATGAGCATCGTCCTCTCGACGGAACCCAGCGGGCTCAGGGCGAGTCTTGGGCGGTCGGCACCGCGACCGCACCATGGCCGGGCGGGTTCAAACAGCCTGGGCTCGATATCAATTGCAGATGTTCCATCGTTCCGATTGTGGACGAGGAAGACTTCAAGATTTAGGAGGCAGAATGGGCGACCAACTCGATATCTGGATGACTGGCGATCAGCCGACTGTAGACACAGACGGCGAGAACGTCCCGGACGCCCAACGCTCTCTGATCGTCAAGGCCAGCACATCCGACGGGCTAACTGAGGTCATCGCATCGACCACTATTGAGGATCGGTACGGCGACATCGTTGCTCCGCCCTGGAGGCTCGACCGGGTTAAAAAATCGCCGAGCGTGTTTTGGGGTCACCGTTACGACGTTCCCCCGGTCGGCAAGATGGAGCACGTTGGTCTCGATGGAGACAACCTCGTCGCCACAATCCGATGGGACGACTCGCCCGACAACGAACTGGGCCAACTGATCGCTCGCCAGTACAGAGATGGGTTTCTTAGCGGAGTCTCAGTCGGATTTAATCCCGGCGAGACGACTCCCCGCCACACCCTTGCAGACGATCACCCATGGCACAGCCTTGGCATGGGCAATGTCTACCGGAACAACGAACTGCTCGAGATCAGCGCAGTGGGAATTCCTGCCAACCCCGAGGCGCTCGCGGTCAAGGGGCTGCCCACACCCAACTGGCAGCCCGCTGAGATTGCTCGGATGATTGAGGATCGCGTTCGGAATTCTGTACGAGAAGACCTCACCGCGCTGCTCGCTGCTGACCGGCTGGCAGCCGAAGCCATCGAGCGGGTCTTGGGCGATGGCGAGCCCATCCCGGAGCGCGTGTCAATCCGCGCCGAACTAATCCGATTGTTGAATACCGACCGAGAGGCCAGACAGGCAGTCGAGTCGGTGCTCGTTGTAAGCCCGCACGCCCCGCCAATTGACGCTCTCGCCAAATGGTGGACCTCTTGACAGTGACCCATAAATTCTTATAGAACTCTAAATACTCCAAAGGAGGAGACATCGTGTCCGAAATCCAAACTCCCGAAGATGTCCGCAAAGCAATTCACGACATCCGCGAGCGTCAGCAAGAGTTGGCAGACCGCGGTGACGATGCTCGCCAGAACATGGACGCCAAATTGGCTGACCTGAAGACGGCGACTCAGGCTCTGCTCGAACAGCAGAAGGCAGCACCTGTCACCATCTCCGAGGGTGAACGATCCGTTGAGCGCTACATCGAGGGAGACTCGATCCGCGCCGTAACCACAACTGATCGGAACGGGGTCTCCCGCAAGGGCCTCCTGGACGACACTCCCCGATGCGAGTGGCAGGAAGATCTTCAGCGCCTGGCCGAGCAGCGCTCTTGGGTCAAGGTTCTCACCAAGTCTGGAGACACCACGATCACCGACGCTCAGATCTCCGACCATCTCCGGGTTGCCCCCGTTGGTATTCGACGGATCTTCTCTGACGGGACCGCCGCCCTTGGTGGCGCTTGGGTTCCTGACATCGTGCTCCCGCAGATGGAGCGTGAGTTGATCCTGGAGCGCCGAGTTGAGGCACTGTTCCCGACCTACCAGATGGCCGGGAAGGAAGAGCGCTTGCCATTTTTGAGCCTGGGTCTCGTTCCGTACTTGCGCTCCGTGCCCACAACCGACGACCCGACCGCGTTCCTCCGCTCGACGATGACGGCCGCACAGCGCTCGATCACCGCTTCGAGTTTCTCCGTGTCGTCTCAGTTGGATGAAGACGGGTCTGAGGACAGCGTGATCGCAGCGATGGAGACGGTTCGCCAGGAGGCAGTAACCGCCTTGGTCGACGGTTTTGAGGACGCAATAATCAATGGCGACACTACGGCCAGTCACCAGGATCTCGGCACAGTCGGCAGCCCCACTAAGTGGGACATCCGCGGTCGCTGGGGAGACATCACCACAGTCGCAACGGATCACCGTCGCGGATTCGTGGGGCTGCGCGCCAGAGCGACTGACGTGTCCAACACGACTGACCAAGGGAGCGCCGAAAGCTTCGCCGGTTTCATGACGGCGCGGGCCAAGCTGGACAGCCCTCATGGGGTAGCTGGCAGTCTCGTCTGTATCGTGAGTCCCGAGTACCTCATCGCCAAGATGATGGAGTTTTCACAGGTGCTCACCTTAGAGAAGTACGGCGCAAACGCGACCATCTTGACGGGACAGTTGGCAAGCCTTGGCGGCGTTCCCATCATCGTCAGCGAGTTTGTTGGCGCAGACCTGAACACCGCGGGTATCCACGACGGCAGCACCGAGACCAAAACCGGTATGCTCCTGCTCAACCGGGACCGGTTCCGGGTTGGCACTCTCAAGAGTTCCACCGTTGAATTGGACAAGGACATTATCCGCGGATGCATCAACGTCGTCAGCACTCGCCGCGCCGCATTTTACACAATCGACAGCGCAAGTAAGAAGAATGTCCACTGGTCTTACAACCTCAGCAAGTCGTAGAGGTAAAGCATGGCCAAGGTCAAATTCTTAGGGTTTCCCCATTCTGAATACTACAGCGCCTCGGGCTATCCCGAGTTGCTGGACCCATGGCACAAGGGCGAGACCAGAGATTGCAGTCCCGCGGCTGTAGCACATCTCACCGAAACCTTCCCAGGAGCGTTTACCGTGACTGGGAAGGGCTCGCCCAAAGTGACCAAGGCAGCAAAGGCAACCAAGAAGGGGTAATCAATGGCGCTCGTTACAGCCGCCGAGGCCCGGTTGGCCATCCCGGCGCTAACGAGCACCGGCGAGGACTCCAATCTTGACAGGCTGATCGACAGAGCTGGCGCGTTCATCGCTGCTTGGTGCGGTTACCAGCCAGCCTCGGTTGGCGGTTCTGCCACGCTCGAGGATGTTGCTTACACGCTGTACCTCGACGGCCCTGGATCTCTCGAGTTGGTTTTGCCGGTCGGGCCGCTGGTCAGCGTTGCCAGCGTATACAGCGACCCGCTCCGCGAATATGGATCAGACACGCTCGTCGACTCTGGTGATTACACCATCGACGGATACCGGAGCCTCGTGATCCTCAACGAGTCCAGCACACAGGGCTGCTGGGACACAGGCTACCGGGCCATCAAGATCACCGCGACCGCGGGATTCGCAACGATCCCACACGACATCAAGCAGGCGACCGTCCAGCTTGTCGCTCACTGGTGGAGGCTTCGACGCCAAGCGGGGAAGAAGTCGATCAACCAAGAAGGCGGAACCGCGACCCTCATCCCCGAAACCATGCCATCCCAAGTGGCACAACTGCTCGGTCCATACCGACTCCCAGAGGTGTGCTTTGGGTGATGTCACACTGGAACAATGGGCAGATCAGATCGCCACAGCCGGAAGTACAGAACTCAAGCGCGTCATCAAGCGCGAGATGGGGAAGGTTTCACAGCGGGCTATCACCGAGGCGACGTATCTTTCGAGAACGAGAATGAGGGTTCGGTCGGGACGCTTGATGGGCTCGATCCGCTCTGAGGTCAAGGGACAAGGCTCCGAGATCGTGGTTCGCCTCATGGCAGGCGGGTCAACGTCTGGCGGCCAGGTCCGGTATGCAAGGATTCAGGAGTTGGGAGGACAGACCAACATCCCGAGCGGACCACGAACGGGCGCGGGTGTTCAAAGGTTCTCTCGTGGCCCATCCCGACGCGGGTACATCAAGCCAAAGTATTATCTGAGGGATGGCCTAATCAAGGCTGCCAAGAAACTCCCCAAAGAGATGCGGGGCGCGGTTGTCACCGCAGTCCAGGGCATAGGCGGAACCCAGATGGATCTGGGGGTATGACGTGGCCTCTGAATTACAGGACATACTCGCCGCCATTAAATCAGCCCTGGAGACGCCCAACGGGTCTGGGGTCTACACTCACGACCTCTCCGATGGCGACCGGGTCGTTTACGGCGCCGAGGTCGATCCCGCCCGCGTGCCTCGCGTCAACATATTCGACATCGCTTGGTCATCAGAACATGGCGCCCGCTTGGGATACTTTGAGCGAACCGCTGAGGTTGCGTGCATCGGGTATGTCGGCGCAACCAGTGACAGCAACGGCAGCAGGTTCCTCGCCGCGGCAGACCTTCTCAATGACATGTGTAGGGCGCTCGAATCTGATCGAACCCTTGGGGGCGAAGTGAGAGATGTAATCATCGTCAGCGCCCGTGCCTTTGACGGGGCCGAGTGGGATCTTGATCGAATCGGAGCGGTCGAGATTATCGTCTCGGTCAACTGGTCGATGAGGACTGGCTCATGAGTTGGTACCACGCATCATGGAAGTTCCGCGCACCCATCGCGGTCAACAACAATGGGGGAGCCTCGACCATTGACGTTGAGTGTGTGATGCCCAAGGCCTATGGCCTGTTTTGGGACAACGTCGAGAGCGACCTGGACGACGTGCGGATCACGCTGGCGGATGGCCACACCCTCGCATCGTATGCCCTGAGCGGGCTCAACTACTCGACCAAGGTTGTGACGCTTCAGGTCGATGGGGTGACCGCCAACAGTTCAGACGCCACGGTCCTGCTCTGGCTGTACTGGGGCAACGCTGCCGCGGCAGCCGCCTCGACATCGGTGACGATCAGCAGCGCCAAGACCGGATCGGTGATCACCCGAAGCCCTGGGACACC